GAATTCCAAAGTAATGGTAATCTATTTTTTTCTTTATTTAATCTATAAGATTTTTTGTGTTCATTGAACCTATATCCAATCTTTTTTCTGCGAGATAGACCAACATAAACTTCACCGATTGGATTTGTGATAGTATAAAGTTTATTTATATCATTTGAACCCTGATAATCAGCCATATATTCTGCCCAACGGTCTTTGTTATTGTAAAACCAATCTAATGCGTATTCAGGTTTTGTTTCTCTGAAGATTTTATTATCTACTTTATTACATTCCTTACAACGATTTTGTTTACCGTCTTTATGTTTTGAACATTTAGAATATTGTGATAAATCTTTCATTTTACCACATCTGTTACAAGTCTTTAATAGTGCCATTATATTTTTATTTATTTCTGTATTATTATAAATATAAGAAAATAATATTTCTTTTCCAAATAATTTAGGACAAAATAAAAACCCCAACAGAAAGTTGGGGTCCAATGTCTCAGCGTATTATTTAATTCCGCTGAATATATAAAGTGTGTCAGAATGTCAAATGGCACGAAGACTAAACTGACTCTTATTATAACAAAGATATAAAAAAATTTCTATCATACCAAATTATCTAATTCATTTATTTCTTTTTGAGATGGTTTTTTCATCATTTCTTCAAAAGGTATTTTTCTAGAAGCTATATTAGTATTATTATTTTTATTTACATTTTTATTATCAATTACATTTACATCTTCATTTTCAATTTCATTTTCATTTTCCATTAGTTTATCATATGTTTTTGATAACTTATTTTTATCTTTTAATCTATTATTTCTTCTACTTTCAGTATATTTTTTTCTTTTTTCAGCTTCTTCTTTTAATCTGATATTATACCAACATCCATCAGTATCTTTGATAAATTTCTCTGCTATTTCAATATCTTCTTCAGTTAAGATTGATTTCATATCCTTATCAGTTAGTTTACCTTTCTGATGTTGTAAACATAAAAGAGTAATGTATTTACCCCTCTGTTCATAATTCATTGTAATAGTTCCTACTAAAAAATCTTGTGTGTAGAATAACACTGCTGGGTCTTTTGCCATAATGTTTCCTTTTTTGTTTTATTTGTGTTATTAATATGTTTATCATATCTTAAAGATACAACAAATATAAGTATCATCCAAATTTACTAAACGAAATTTATTTTTATTAAATCCATTCATCAATATCAAATTTCATTTTTCCATTTTTAATTTTTTCATACTTACGAATTAGTTCTCTGTAATTAGAGCATGATTTGATATTAATATTATCTTTATCATAAATCATATATCCAAAATATGCTTTTGAATAATATCTTTTATTAAACTCAATTTGAACTTCATTACTATTTGGATTTTCTTCTAATTTTTTAACCCATCTAATAATTCTATCTTTATCTGATTGATTATACCATTCAATTGCTTCCTTTTTATATCCTGCTTTATAATATAAATCACCAAAATAAATTAATGCATAATCATCAATATGTGTATTTCTTACTCCATAGTTTCTATCCATTGAAAATTGTTCAAATAAACTATTTGCAGTTTTAATTTCTCCTATTAATAGGTAACCTTTAATAATTCCAATAGTTACATCTGATTTAATAATATAATCCATATCTCTCATATTACGAGTACTTCCTGTATAGTATTTATTAGGATTTTCATGGAAATAAATTTCTAACCATTTTATATAATTTTCTAATTTCTTTATATGTTTTTTAACATATAATTTAGTTACATTAACTTTTTTCTTTTTATGAAAAATAGAATATATAAAATTCATAGAAGATAATATTTCATATTGTTTTTCAATTTCTATTAAACTATTTTTATATAGTTTATGAGCTTTTTCTTCATCTTTCTTTTTCTTATTTTGTAAATCAATATAAGCTTTATATAATTCATTTAATTGCTCATCAGTTAATTTTTTAACATCAGATTGTTTTTTTACAATATTTGCAGATGATGGTATTGCAGCTAATGCAATTGCACCACCAAATAATCCTTTCAAAAATGAACCTCTATTCATAAAATTATTTTTTTAAGTTTAACCAAGTTTTTTGTAAATGTTGAAATAAATCATCTTCATCTTCAGTAAGTTTCATTTGATATATTCTATCTAACTTTTTTTCTATAAACTCAATATCATTTTCTTTATAATTTGATTGAAATAAAGAATTGTTCACTTCGTATTCCTCCATAAACCCATCAATAAGTGTCCACATTTTTTGTATTGCTGATTTAGGATTACCTGGTAAAGTAAACTTTTGTATTTGTTTTCTGAATTTACTATTAGGGTCAATTACTTTTTTAGCAATTTCCTTTTCTAATTGTTTAGCAGAACGGAAACCAATCTGCCTACCCATACCCAATGTAATCTGTCTACCTAATGTATTTAATAATGATTTACTCATAACTTATTTTTTTATTTGTTCTTTAATTAATTTTTCTACTAAACCGATAATACTATATCCGTTTTCTTTACAATACTTTTTCAGTAATTCGTGCACTTCTCTTGTCAACTGAATGTTTGTGTATCTTTCTTTTTGTATGTTGCTCATAATTTTTATTTTAAAGTGATGCTAAACTTATATTAGCAATTAAATCCGTTTCAAATATATTCTTATTTAAGATTATATACATTGTATTATCTTCATCATTTGGTCTACCGGTAATAAATGTTACACCATTTGGATTTACATTAAATTCCCATTGAGAAAGATATAAACATTCTATAATCTCTGCTTTATTATCCTCCATTGTTTCACCTAATTCACAATATTTGTGTTTAGCAAAAGGTGTATTGATGTCAAATAGATAATCTTCATCATAATGTTTATATTGTCCATATATCATATTTTCACTTAAGAATGAAACTATGTTGTTTGTATTTTCACTATACATTAGAATACGATTTTCCAAATCCATTATATAATTTTTATTTGGAACTAAAACTTCTCTTAATAATTCTAAATACTCTTGCTTACATTCAGTTAATTGATTAAGATAATACTCATGCATTTGCGGTGAGTCAGTTTTTAACCATACTTTTTCTGAAACCATTTCAGAATTAATAGCTATTTTTACTTTTAATGCTTCTAATCTAATTTTTGTTTCTAATAAATTTTCCATAATTTTTATTTTAATTTTGAATGTTTACTTAATACTTTATACCAACGAATTTTTCCAATCTCTTTTATCTTTTGTAGATTTGGATGAATAATATCCCTTTCACATAAGAACTCTGCCTGTTTGTTTGTGTATGCTTTTTGTTCAAATGTTTTGATGTATGTTCCTTTATCCGTTTGGAATTGAACTGTTACTACGAATACCTTACCCATAGAATCCAATTCTACCCCTTTAGCATCCTCAATAAGGTCTTTAAATTCACTTCGGTATAGAACATACTCAATAGGTCTAAATCTTCTCTCTAAATCGGTTAATCGTTCTTCTAAACTTTTCATACTTTTTATTTTAAGAAATTATTAAATACATTTTTATCTATCTCACTACCTATACATTTTCTATTCAAATGGTTACAAACTTTTAATGTTGTTCCACTACCAATAAACGGGTCATACACAATATCGTTTTCGTTTGTAAGTTTACTGATTAATTCCTTAATGATAGTTTCTGAAAAGTTATAAGTGTAATCTTTACCCACACTCTTAAACTCCTCAAACCAACAATCAGGCAAATGTGGAACAAATCGTTTATATTTTCTAAATGTTAGAATGTTTGTGTAGTTTGGTCGGAATTGGTTTATCTTATATGATTTTATCCATACTCTTTTACTTTGTAAATCCCAACCACAATCTTTCATAATATCAACAACCATTCTATCTTTTTCAATGATACCACCACCATACTTTCTATTTGATATGAATATCGTTATCAAATTACCTTTAGGTTTTAGAATTGATAATCTATCTTTTAGAAATGTTTTATATGCGAGAATATCTTTACAATCTATTCCTAATTCACTAAAATCAGGAGGTGAAGTAATTACATAATCATAATCTAAATTACGATTGATTGTCACTTTACAATCTTCGTTGTATATATTATTCATTATCTAAATCTTTTAATTGTTCTTCTAAATCAATGATAGTGTAATTACATTTAGTAATCCAAAATCCATTATTTTCTTTTTTATACTTTTTTAATTGATTATTCCAATACTTTATCTTTTTTTCTAAGAAAGATTTTCTAGCAATTTTTGATGTATCATAACCAATTTCCTGCTCTAATGTTTTAATTTTACTCATATTATTTTGTTTTAGAGTGTGTTCTATTAATTGAATTGAATAATTTACCAACTTTAAGATACAATTTTTTGATTTTAATATCCAACAACAATTTAGTTTCTAAACTGATTGATGTATCATTGTTGAAGTGCCAATTTAATTGTGAAATCATTTTTCTATACAAAACTGATACTCTACAATTATTACTCATAAAACTCATATCACCATATAACTTATTCATATCTTCATTTGATAATCTCATATTTTGTGGATATACATTATTTCTATGTTGATAGAATAATCTAATTAAATCATTCCATTCATTATTTTTGTTGATAAACTTATAATAAGAAATTGCTCTATCATAAATCTCAATCATTTCAATTCTACTTTGTTCCATTGTGTTTGTTTTTTATTGTTTATAAATTAAAAAGGGGAAAATTAATTCCCCTTATTATTATTGAATGTTTTTTCTAAGATTATCCATTTCCGCGAATATATCTTTAATATACGCTTTACCTTTTGTAGCAATTAAAACTTGCATAGAAATCTCAAACAATTTATCCATATTTGTAGTATCAAAGGTAAACTTTGAATTTCTATGTAATTCGGTTAAATTAAGATACTGACCATTTACATTGTTTTTATCAGCAAACTTTTCAACATAGATACCGAACTCTTTGTAAGAATTAAAAGTAATCATATAACATTTTCAGTTTTTTGAGTGGTGACTCCACTTTGTTTTTAATAATAATATCCCTATCCAATATCGGAAAGAACATACCCAAAGATACACCAATATTGCGAATTTACCAAATTTTTATAGAGAAATTTGTGGTTTTAACAAAACTTTAACATATGAAAATATCTATAATTTATAACTAATTGGCAATCAAATAGTTATAAAAACCCCTAATTTATTGGTTTTCAACCATTTGCATAACTCATTGATAATCAATTAGTTAGAAAAATGGGGTTTTTTAGGTTTAAAATATGGACATATTAGTAAAAGTCCTAATATTTGATGTAAAAAATGGACTTTTGAGCAAAAAAATAGGAGCTAAAGATTTCTCAATTAGCTCCTTAAATTTCAATTCTTTTTAGATTTTAATAGTTTGGTATACCCTAATGATTTTAGGTTATTAAAATAGGTTATTTCCTATTTTATTTAGATTTTAAACTATCTACTTTAACTGAATCTACTACTACTGAATCTTTTTTTAATGAATCTACTGCACTAACCGCATTTTGGTTTGTGTTTCCACATCCCCAAAAAACAAATACTAATGCAATTACTAATCCAATAAGAATCCATTTTTTGTTTGATTTTAATTTTTCTAATAATTTTTTCATTATAATCCCTTTTGTTGTTTATCTAATAAATGATTTAATTGTGTTTGTATTGTATTTACCATAACTGATAGACTTAAGACAATAGATTTAATTTCCTCAAAGTCTCTCCTTTGAGCTTCTACTTTTAACTGTAAATCTAATAGTTGATTATTAACTTCCGTATTCACTTTTGATGTAGCCACAAACCTTAGTAGCAGTTTCTTCATCACCATATCTTTCAATTTGGTCAGCTATACATTCATCCCAAGGATAAGAACCACCACCTTCTTCTGCTAAGTTGATTCCTTTTTCTTTTAGGATTGTTTCTGCTTCGCACTTTATCCAAGCTTCTTCTTTGCTCTTTAATTCTGCGATTTTAGAATGAACTAAGTTTACCCCACTCATTCTTTTTTCTTTTCTATATGTAGCATAACAAATTGCTACCGCTTGTGTATTATCGTCATATTCACCACCTATTTCACTCATACATCTACTAACGTATTCTGACTCTTTCTCTTTTGGTGTTGGTTTAGGTATTGGCATATTAATTTTTTTAGAATGAATTTAAATAAGTATAATTTCTTAATATTTCATTTGGCGTTAAAATAGTATTGTAAATAAGAATTCTTTTTACATTTCCTTTAAATGAATAAGTTGTATTTGTACCATATCCATTATTATAAGATGCATTCATTACTGCTTGTTTTCCAAATCTTAATTGATGTGAAATAAAATTGAATGAATTTGCTGTTGATGTATTATCAATAACATATGTTGGTGATACTGCAGTTTGTGGATTTTTAATTCCTAATTTAGTACCATTTACACCATATAGGTTACCACTCATCCACATTGTACAAGTTAATCCAAAATTTTCAGCAACATAAGATTGCATATATTGTGCATCTGTTGAACCTGTTGGAACTGGCTGTGCTGTTGAATATCCATTTGCATTTGGCCAACCATATCTAAATGCTGAATTACCACTTAAAGTATTTACTCCACCCCACCAACTTACATCTGTTTGTAAATTTGAAGGATTTGAAGTATTAAATAATGAAATCGAACTTGTGTTCCAACTTGCATTTTGCCAACTTATAAAAATTGTTGTACTTCCTTGGTCAGCAGGTGTTGGTCCATTATTATAATTGTTTGCCCACCATAAATAATCATTAGGTTGAAAGTCCAATCTATATCCACCAAATGAACCTGTATTTGTTGTTATTGAACCAAATGCACCACTCATATATGCATTATTTGCCCAACCACTTGTATCTGTCCAAATTCCAGTTGATGCATTATAAGTGTTATTTGTAGTTTCTAACCAACTCCAAAGATTTCTCTTTACAATCATTCCACTACCAGTTGGTTGTGTAGGTTGATTTGGACCAGGACCTGGACCCATAGGAGATTGATTTCCTAAACTTTCAATGTAATTAAAATTATTATTGAACTGCATTATTTCTTTTTTTATCTAAATGCTACAATATCAGTTGCAGTTGATGAGCCACTTACTGAAGTAAACAAACCAGGAATAAATCCTTGTACGTTTTTAAGTGTTACTACTGAACCATCTACTGTTGTTGCTACTAAATTACCGAATGTTCCAACATAAAGACCTTGAGCTATAAAGCCAAATGAACCTGTATTTTGGTTTATTCCACCACTAAATTGTGGGTTAGTAATGAAGTTTTGTTGATTTACTATTTTATTCGCCATAGTTTTTTATTTATTTAACAATTATTACAATTATTTTACTACATATATTTTGTTAGAACCAGATAATCTAAATTTAGTTACTGTTTGTAATGTAAGAGTTCTCCATTCAGTTGCACCTAATAAACATTGTACATTAAACATTCCTTCTTTTTGTTTTGTAGAACTACCACCAGCATCACCACCTACATATGCACTTCTATCCCAATACATCCAATAATAATCTGTATCACCTTCTAATGTTTCCCATTGAACTCTAATTGGATTTGCTTTAGTTGATTTCTCTAAATATTCTTTTTGGAATGTAATTAAAGAAACTTCTTCAGTTGCCAACTCTAATAATTTCTTATGAACTTTATTTTCGTACATTATTTTTGTTCTTCTACTGGTATGCAATTTGGTGAACCATCTGGCTTTAATCCATAAGGTTCGTATCCATCCCAGCACGGGTTTGGTTCTATATCTAATCTTTCAACTCTTTTTAAATTTTCATCAGTAATAGGACCTCCTACTACCCATGCATCACACGTTCTCTTACTTGCACATTTAAAATCAAATGCTTCACAATATCCTAAATCACCTGCATCAATCACTGCATATTCATCTTTTACATCACCACCAATTCCTTCTGCAATACATTCTAAAATTGTTTTTGTTTGATTGAAAAATGCACAATTACCACATAATGCTTTTTTTGCACTTTCTACATCACCCTTAAACATTTCTGCTTTTGCTTTCCAATAATCCTCATTAGGTTCATTTGGATTTAAAGGTCCGTAATTTGCTTTATCAATTGCTACTTGTCTATTCTTTAAATTAGTTGGAATATCTTTTGTTGCTGAAGGACATTGAGCTAAACGAATTCCTTTTAATTTTAATAGTATATTTTGATTTCCTAACATTATTTTAAACTTAAAAGGTAAAGAGTTTGTGCTACTAATTCTACTATTTCATCAATTTGGTTTTGAATCCAGCTTTCAGAATATAAAGATTGTCTTTCTGTTTGTATATATGTATATACATCTTTAAAGTATGCAATTAACTGTGCGTTATCTACATAATCTTCAAAATCTGAAGAAGTATATCCTTCAGGTCTTCCATAAATTCCTGCTACTGATTCTACTAAACCATCTAAATGTTCAACAATTTCATCATAGAAATTATTTAGTGCTTTGTGTTCACTAAAAGAAGTTGTTTGATTATGCCAGAATATAGCTTGTTGTTTTGCGTGATTTAAGTTACTTAAAAATTCTACGAATGTTGCCATAATATTATTATTGTTTTTTAAATGGATTTTTTTTCTTTTTACTTACTTCACCAGGATATGATGAAGATGGAATAGAAGGTTGACCTTCAGCTTCTATTAATCCTAATTTTTTTAATTTATTGTGTGCCCATCTACCAGCAGCTAAACCACCCCATGCATCTATCATTAATTTACCACAACCATCACCATATGATTTAGATGATTGTAAATCTTTCTCATGTCTACTAATAAATGAATACATTCTTTTGATTGTATCAACTGAAATAGGTTCACCTTTTGCTAATTGATTTGCTCTTTGTTTGCCCACAGGTGTTCCGCAACTTCCCCAACCGTTCTTATCTGCCCACTCTAATGCTCTCTTTGCGTTATTCTTAACACTTTCAGGATAATCTGAATAAGATTCCATATCTATTCTTTCTTTTGATTTATATCTTGCATCTTTTTTAATCAATGCTTTTATATGTGATAAGAATAATTCTGCTTCTTCTTCAGTTAAATCTTCAATATCTTTTTCCTCTATTGCTGATAATTTAAGATTTGATTTTTTATGTTCAAATAAACCTTCAATGCTATACCCTTTGAACTTGCCATTTTTTACATTATTCCATACATCCTCATTTTCTACTTTATATATACCGAACCAAGTTCCCATAGGTAAAGTAAAACCATAAAGATTAGATTTATCTTTTGTTGGCTGTTCAATAATCCAACTTTGAACTAAATGAACACCTTTTACTTTTTTACTATGGTCAACAGTCACCTCATCATTGTATTTATTTTTCATAAACTTATCGGCAATTTTCTCAATTGTATCAGGTTTGAAAAATACATAATAAGGTTGTCCTTCACCATCTAATCTTAAAATCTTTTTGTTTGGAATAAGAAGTGGACCTGCTACTAATCTTTTTTCATTATCAACTGCTTGAAAATGAATTTCTTTTCCAAAAAATACGAAATCTCTTTCTATTGCCGGCGTATCTACAAAAGATGTTGCAAAAACACCATCTTCTTCATCTTGCAATACTAATTCGTATAATAATTCTTTTTCCATATCTATTTAACAAAGTTTAAATTAATTATCCACCACTAAATGTCGCTGCTCTATTCGTTCTTCTGTCCAACGCTTGCTGTGAACTAACTTCACCACTTATTACATATGCTCTTATTGGCTTTTGTGCTTTAGAAATAGTTTCACCTATTTGTGCTGTTGGATTTGCACCACCTTCAATATTAACTTGCGGTGCTGCTGCTCCACTTACTTTTGGTAATGCTATCGCTGCTCCACCACCACCAACTGCTCCACCACCACCTGCATTTTTACCAGGTTGTGCTTTAATTTGTGCAATTTGTTTTGCTGCTGATGCGATTGTAGTTGCAATACTTAATCCCGCTGATATTGTATTAATTGTTACCCAAGGTTGTCCAAAACCTAATGGATTGGCTGCAACTGCTTTTGCATTTGCTATTGAAGTACTTGCAATAATCTGTCCTATCGCCGCCGCTTGCTGAACTACGATACCAGCAATTGCTAATTCTTTATTCTCTCCTGCTATTTCACTTAAGAAACTACCAAATTTTGCAACTAAATCTAATTGTGCAGTTTGAATTTCGTATCTATATTCTAATTCTGCATCATCTATTGCTTTTCTTTCTGCTGCATATTTTTTCTTAATTGCAGTTTTTTGATTATCAGTTAAATCTGCTGCTGTTAATTCTTCTGCCTCTAATTTACTTAATGTATCTCTTCTTTGTTGGAAACTTAAAACATCAAACTGAAGTTGTGACTCTAATCCTAAAATTCTATCATCTAACTCTTTTTGTTTTTTCTCTTTTAATTTATCTGCTTCCTCTTTATCTTTATCTGCTTTTTCTTTTGCATCTTTATCAGCCTTTTCCTTAGCTTCATCTGCATATTTTTTATTTATCGCAGCTACTTCTTTTGCCTGTGCTTCGGTTAATTGAGTTGTATCTTCACCATATTTCGTTGCTAAATAAAGTAAATTTGCGTATTTCTTTTGTGTTTCGTATATTTCTTTTTCTTGTTCGGTAAGAAGAGTTTTCATTGCTTCTTCTTGTCCTTCCATTAATGTTTTCTTTTCTTCCTCTCTAATTCTCTTGGCTTCTTCTGCCGCTTTCTTTAATGCTTCATTTCTTTCTTTAAGATTTTCTTTTTCAGTTTTAGTTAATTTCTTTGTTCCTGCTTCAAATCTTTCTGATGTTGCATTGTATGTTTCAACGGTTTTATTCCAACTACCTTTTAATTGGTTAAATCCCGCTTCTATTTCTTTTGTATCTAATGTGAAAATACCTTTAAGAATTTTACCAACACCCGCACCACCTTCTTTAACCAATGTAAATAATGATACTAATGAAGAATAAAATACTTTTACGCCTGTTGTAATATATGGTAATGCACTTGATGCTAATTCAACAAAAGAATCTATTAATGGAGTTAATGCTTCAAATATACCACCTAAAATTCTTTCTAAACCAATCATTAATGGTTCTAATTTCTTAGTTGCTCCTTCTACATTACTAAATGCTGCAACTAATCCACCCACTGCCGCTACAACTAAACCAATACCTGTCGCTTTTAATGCTGCTCCAAATGATTGTGTAGATACTTTTAATTTATTTAATCCTGCACCCAATGCACCAATTGGACCACCGGCTGATTCTAATGTATCTATCCAATCTGCAGACACATTTTTAGATGATTTAATTTTATCTTCTAAATCATCTATTTGATTATAAAGTTTTTTAAATTCTTCAGAACCTGCTGCTGTTTGTTTTAATTGCTTTTTTAATTCTTTTAATTGAGCAATACTACCTTCAGCATTAGTTTCTACATCAACTTTTACTTTAATTTTCTTATCAGCCATAATCTTTTAATCTTTTTAAATGCTTCTTTGAAAGAATAAGCTATTTTATATTTTCCTTTTGCTACTTCAACTCTTTCTGAAATACCATAGAATTCATCAACTGCTAAAATATCTAATACTGCTTTAATCATACTTATTTAACCATTTAATATTACATTGTATCTAATGAATCAGGAATAATTGGTCCTAATAATTGTATATTACACTCACCTGTTTTTAAAGAATAATCATTGATTGCTCTTAAATGCCAGTAATTGCCTCTAAAATTTACAATATCATTTAATTCCATCTTAAAATAATCTGCTAATGGAATAATAGCCTGTGCATTAAGTACTCTCGTATAAGGATTGTATAATAAACTTATATATGAATCCCAATATTGAGTATACAATGAACCAGTTGGTAATGAACCATAAACAGGTTGTTCGTTATTAAAAAGCAATGAAACTGAACCCGTTGTTGGATATGAACCACTCACAACGTTGTAATGGTCAAAATATGGAAATACATTTTCAGTATTTGCATATGCATTATATCCTTCAAAGAAATAAGGTGAACAATCTAATGTACCATTATAAAAGTACATACGTGGTAACACTCTTGCAGGTGTATAAGTTGCTGAGTTGATAAAAACTGGAATATAAATTGGAATATTTGCCATAATCTTATTTTAACATGCTGATGGATAAGTTGAAACTATACCAGTAGAAGAAATTTGTACAACTAAAATTGTTGATGGATTTGCTGTTGAAAAATATTTGTAATATAAATCATATCCGTTGAATGGAGAAGTTAATCCTGGATCTGTAAATAATTCAGAACCATTTCCTATACCGGATGTAGCTGCGTAAAATACATTTGGATAATATGTAGTATAATTACATGCCGCATATTGTGATGAATAACCAGTTCCCGCAATAAATTGACCAAAAGTACTACCGCCACCACCATATGAACCACTTGCTCCTGTTCCATCAATTTTTAATAATGGTGATGCTGCAAATGTAGTTTTAACTTCTAAATTACCTTGTGAATAAAAATTAGTTGTATCTGTATAATATACTTTTGCAAATTCTCTATTTGCTCCTTTATAAAATTGTTGAGATACATAATCATTATCTAATGCATCTCCAAAATTTAATTTATTAACCGCTAAATTATTTGCAGGAATTACTTCTATCTTGCTATCTAAATTTACATATTTGTTAAAATCTTTTCTTTCACCTTTATTATACCAACTATTAAATGGTTCTATAATAAAATGATTTTGTCTTGTTTTATCAGGATATATCACCAAATTAAATTTCTTTTGAAGACCTGTAATAAAATCAATCAATTTAATACCACTCGTTCCATACGGCATATTAGATGGAATATCAATTACTAATCCATCACCGCCTTGATTTACTTTATTTATTTTCCAATAAGATTTATTATCATTATTTGGGTCTAAAGTAATTGTTGGTGCATTTAATGCAACATATTTATTTGTTCTTATTCCAAAGTAATATGTTTTATTTGCTGATAAATCCGCTGTTGCCAATGCCTCACTTACTTCAAATGTTTGTTTAATACTACCTTGTCTACTTTGTTGTAATTGAGTAAAATAATTATTTATTCCTACTAATGTATTATAACTCGTACCTTTATCACCCGAACCAGTCCAATAATGAAATTCCCATGTTGTAGGAAGATTATTTACTGAATTACTTATTTCTACATTAAGATTTAATACACCTCTTAATTTAGTTTGAATTTCTGTATTATATGTACCATCTTGATTAATTAGACCTGATGGATTTTCTAATATATTATACCAGGGTAATGTTGTTATTGTATTATCAGGTATATCCACATTTGTATTTCCACTTTGTCCACTTGCAGATGGGATTGCTGCTATTTTACCTAAACCATAAGTTTCTAAATCTATATTTGCATAAACAGGATATCTTAATCCTTTATTACAAATCATATAAATGTTATCCCACATTGAACCATTAAAAAAAGATGATGAATAAGAATAGCCAGTATAATCAAATACTGCATCCAAAACTTTTTTAACTCTAATTGCAGGTTTAAAATCTTGTACGGTTAATGCTCCCTGATTATCATCTATTCCATTATAATCATTACCGCTTGTATATCTTAATCCACTTCCATAATCTGCTAAAGGATAAACTATATCACCATTAAAAAGATTACCTCCCCAACTTGCACTAATATTATCAACTGAAGATGTATGATTGTAAACATTTAAATTAGTTAAATCATTAAGGTATAATCTATTAATATCTCTACCGAATGATGATAAAGTTCCATAAAGAGTTACTTCATATGAATCAATAAATTTATTCGCAATTACATTTACTTTATTTAATTGTAAGTATCCTTGTGAAATGTATACAGAATCAAATTCAAAGTATGCTGGAACCTTCTGGTTGGTTGCAAATACAAAAGGATTATCTATACTAATATCGTAACAATGCTCGAAAAATGCATTGTTTACTTTCGTTCCAGGTAGGGTTATTTGACGAGTGAAGTCAGATGGTAATAAACCAATATCAAAAAGACCTGTGATATTATTATTTATGATATAATCTTCATCTTGAAATAGGTCTAATTGTTGAGCCGGTTCACCAGCCATTAATCTGAATGTAAACCCTTGTGTAGATATAACTCCCATATTACATAATTAATTTATAAGGTTGACCATAGTTAAATTCAAAAGTATATTGAATTAATTTATCAACAACTCCAGTTTTAAATTGAACACCGGATGTTGCTATTGATAATGGTCTTACTAAATTATTCGCTTCATCATATACCCAATATATTTCATCACTTACTAATAATTGTTTGAATATATTATTATAATCTTCTGGTATCCAAAATGTATTTACTTCTATATTTTGTTTACTATCATTTATATAGTTTCTATTTGCACTATCATATGAATTGTAAGCGAACTGAGATTGTTCCCAACTACCTAATTGCGGTTGATAATTTCTTTTTTCTGTTTGGAAAGAATTTCTACTAACCATATTGAAATTAAAATAATCAAATTGTCCAAAACGATTTTTCCATTTAATTCTTACGTTAGGATATTTTTGATTACATACAATATCAAAATGTATTGGTTGAGATAATGCTGTCGCTCCGTTAAATGCTTGAATTTTATACCAACTGAATGAACCCGATAATGGGAAACCACTTTGTGATGGTCCTATTGGATAACCTGCTATTTGACCTGTTGAATTTGTATCTCCACTTATTGTATAATTTGCAGAAGTTACATCTGATGTATATACTATTTTATCACACGCATATGTACTACCGCTAATGTATGGATTTGTCCAAACTCCACTATATCCTACATTTTCACTCAATGCACTTTGTGAAATAGGTCCATCTGTTAATAATGGAAAATATGAAGTTAAACTTTGTAATTGTGCTCCTATTGTTTCAGGAAATATTCCATACCCATCTAATGCTTTATATACGCTTGATTTTGTATGAGAACCTGTTACAAATGTTGAGCCTGATAAATATTCAGAATAAAAATCAACTGCAAAAAAGTTTACATTTGATTGAGAAGTAATTAATAAATCTGTTAATGTTGAATTTATAATTCTATTTAAATCAAATATACCAACCTTTGCAGTATTTGGAAATTTAGTAATTGTATAATCAGGTAAAGAGCCAGAATCTAATACTGAACCTGTCCAATAATATAATTCACCAATATATTGAAATGAAGATGAAGTAAATGCTAAAGTATTACTTTCACTTACGGTAAATATTATTGGAGATTGAGCTAAACTCGCTGTTGCTGGTGTTTGTGTAATGGAAATCGCCATCTAAATCTTTTTCTTTATTTAACCAATTAGTTAAAAAATATATTAGACGTTAATATTGGGATTCCATTTCATTTAATGCATCATCTAATTCTGCTAAAAAAGAATCTCCGATTAAATCATATAAATCATCTAATGCTTTGATTACCTTTGGCTCTGCTAATGCTTTTTCTACAAAGTTTATTGATTTAGGAACATTTTTAGTTTTACCCGCTTTTACAGTTCTACTTATCGTTGGGTCATTCCACCACATACCATATTCTGCTCCTTCAGGTGCGTAATCAATACTAAATGTTACACTTTGAATAGGAACTCCTTTTGTTGTTCCTTTTTTCAAATCTAACATTGTATTTAGATTATTTGCACTTCTTAATGCTCTTCTTAAATTACCACCTTTTGCGCCGGCTTTACGAGGTGCATTTGCAGATACTCTTTTTGAAACAATATCTGCTAATGAATTTGCTTTCTTTATTACTTGTTCTAAAGATTTAGCCATATATTATCTAACTTGAACTGATGTTATGATTACTGATGGAATTGCTGGAATATTACCACTTGCGTTTTCTGCTAATAGTTTTGCATTACCTGCATTATTTTGCCAAGCTAATTCTAAATAATCACCACCATTTAATTCATTCACAAAGTTTACTGTTAAACATTGAGCTGTGTTATTAGCCATTACTACTTTAGTTGCACTTTCCGCTACATTTGTTCCGTTCTTTTTTAACCAAATCCATGCAGTATCTGCTCCAGCACTACATTCAACTTGCGCTGAGAAAGTAGTTGAGTAAACACCTGCGTTTGCAAATGTCATTCTACTGCCACTCACCATACTTACACCACTTGCTGTATCTGTAATTTCAAATGAGATACTTTGAGATACACTAGCGCTTCCACTCTTAGTTATATTAGTTTGGAAAGCACCATAGTTAAATTGTTTGTGTCCATGTACATATAAATCACCACTGCCACTTTGTATTGTTATACTACCGGAAACATTCACTGAACCCGTTGCTGAAATAGAAGTATTTGTACCTGCATTAATTGTTAATGCTGTTCCACCTGCACTTGCACTAACATATGCTCCTTGTTGAACATATAATTTTTGGTCTATTGTTACCGGTGCTACGAATTGGTTTACTTGCGCTGTATTTAAATAATCTAATCCCTTTATACTTCCATCACCATTGATTGTAGAGCCACTATTTAAATTCCAATAATCTGTAATAGAAGGTCCTCCACCAGTCTGTAATCCCATACGGAATTTAGAACCGGTATATGCATTTAATTGGTCTGATGTCAAAATCATATTGAATACATAGTTCTGACCTTGATATTGGAAAATTCTAAATTTGTCTCTTTCCAACATTGTATTATAAGTAAATGCAGTTGAACCTGAAGATTGTTGTTTAAACATAAATCCTGCATTACTTCCATTAACGGTTGAAATTATATTACTTCCAGTTATATCACCCGTTGTTTCTACTGAACCTGAAACTATTACAGATGAACTAATTTCAGTTACCGCATTTAATGAACGTCTTCTTAATAATACATTACCTTGTCCATCACCTAATATTACTGCGTTAGAAGTAGGACTTGTTAAACCTGTAATACCTCTACCAATAATTGTTGAATTATCTAAAGATGTAGGTAAGCCACTATCCATACCAATAATATTATTATTACTACCACTATTCCAACCTTCACCTGCACTATTTCCACCATGTATAATAACGTTATTAGAACCACTTGATAATCCTAATCCTGCGTTATGACCAATTGCTGTATTATATGCACTTCCACTTCCTAATGCAGTTCCTATTACTTGTAATACACCTCTACCAATACCTGTATTTCTTTCTGTATTATTCGCACTAATAAATGCACTTGCACCGATAATTGTATTTCTTGCACCTATTATCATTGCTGAACCTGCTGAACCACCTATTACAACGTTTTGTGTAACTTGTGCCGCTGTTGCTGATGTTAAAGATTGTAATACACCACTACCAATTGCAATATTATTTGCTGCTGTTGTAATTGCTTTTAATGTATTTTGACCAATTGCAACAGAAGTATTTCCTGTTGTATTACTTTGTAAAGATGCACTACCAATTGCTATATTTGTTGCAATGCTTCCACCACCTTTACCTATTGTTAATAAGTTTACTCTTATATCAGCTGATGCTGTTAAACTTCCAGTTATATTTTGGTCACCATTAAATTGATTTGAACCAGTTGTTGCATATGAGCCAGTTTTTGCAATTAATGCATTTACTTTACTATCATTACTTTGAGTATATGCATTAAATGATGATGTTGATACTAAAGATGATGTATCAAATGTTACATTATTTATTCTATTATTAAAAGATGCACTATCAGTATAATATGATTGAGTAAAAGAATTAAAAGATGAAGTAGTTACTAATGAAGATGTATCAACTGTACTACCTGTCAAATTTGTTGCGTATATATTACCACTTGCACTAATATTTCCTAAAGTATTAACATAAACACCTAAACCATTACCTAATCCATCTTGCAATTCAATTAGATTTGCAGATGCGGTATTATTAGTTCCTAAATGAATCAGAGATTGATAACTCTGTGAAATGTATAAATTACTTAAACTTCCCATTTTATATTTTTTTTCTTTTATTTATTAATCATTTGCCCAAGTTCTAAATGATACATTTGGACCTGAACTCCAATTCTCCGGTGTTGTACTCCATATCTTAGGTTGTATCCATAATTCACATATAGAACAACTATCATAACTTTGATATGGTATAGATAACACTGGTAAATTCACATAATCCCATTCTCCACCATCTATACTCTCTACAATTTGGTAACAAACTAAATTACCACCAGGATTTCCATCGTATCTGAATGGTTGACTTAGTGAACTTATTACACTACCCACACTTGCAGTTTCTGCCAATACTGCTTTATATTCATCACCCGATATACATTCTCTTATTAGATAACCACTTCCCGAAGGGTTAATCAAAAAAAAAAGACAACGGTTTTTATCGTTGTGAGTGATTAGGTTGAACGTTGCAACCCACCCACACAGCCCATTATTGAACTTATCAACAAAGGGTTCACACACAATCTCATCTGCTATTTCAAATCCAACAACTCCTCTTTGTGTATATGAAGTTAAATCATTTAATATACCCAATGTATTATTAAAGATACTTACATCATCATCTACACCAAAAAAAGGAACGGTTTGTCTATTATACTCATCACTTTCATTCTTTTTGTTTTCACCTTTATCCGCTACTAATAATTGAACTGTATAAGTTGTTGTAGATAAACCAAAGCGAGTATCAACTATATTTACATTCCCAATTGGATACATTGGAAATTCTTTTTGGTCTATATTATCTAAACCACCCAATGATACTAATTTAATACCAGGATGATTTTTCATTATCGTCTTAAAATAATTAAGGATATTGAAATATAGAGTATAGTTTACACCTGCGTTATGTGTTAAGTTTGTTGCCATAGTTTATAATTGAATACCACCAAAATATTGATTTGTCATATCAGGATATATCTGAGTTTGATTACCAACACTTTGTAAGTATTGTGGAATTTTATTTGAATAAGCAATTAAATAGTTTTGTAATCTTAATGCATAGTATTCAGCATTTGCTTCTGCCTTTTGTAAAAGATAATCAATCTGTGCTTTATCAGGTGCTGTTCCTTGCTCACTTGTCAATTTAATTGCACCATTAGAACGGAATTGTACATTACTGAATGGAATATATTCTACACAACTATACCAAATTAGGGTATATTTTATCCATTCATCCATTAAGGTTTGATAATATGCATCTAAAGTACCAAAAGTTCCAGCAATAATCTGGTCTTGTAAATATTTGTATAGAACCGTACCTAATAAATTCTTTAAGTATTTATCTTGAGCCGTTCTTACAAATGGTAATAAAGCATCTGCATCAATTGCACCTTGTAATGGTGAATTTTTAATAATATCGTCTCTGCTTATAAAAAGTGCGTAAGCCATAATTTATTTTATTTTAATATTTCGTATTCTCTTTCAAAAAATGGTGAACTCAAACTAACTGGCGGTCTTACATCATCTTGCATCTTTTCTGTTGGTTTAGGTTCTTCTGTTGTTGCTGCTCCTGCATCTTCAGTAGTTGCTGGATTTTCTAATGCTTTATTTGTTTCATCTTCAACTTGCGCTACTGTTTTACCTGTCTCTTCTGCTGTTGTTGAAAGAATTACTAATGGAGTTAATTGTTCAAAATATATTTCACCATCATCCCATCCACCTTCTGTCAATGCAGTATCTAATGCATTTAAAATTAAGTTTTGGAAAGGTGCTATCGTCATTGTTTGTAGAATAGAGAATGCTGTTTTCATTTCTTCTGATTGAGAACTAAATCCATTATTTGCAGTACGAATACCAAATAATAATGGAGATGTAACTCTATGTGCTACCAATATACGGTCTTGCACATAATTTGCTACATATTCATATTTCTCATGCAGATTTTCAACTTGAATTGCATCTACTGTTGGTTTTGTTGCCGGGTCATCATTAAATGTTACCATAAATCTACCAGCGTTATCTGTGCCTGTAAATTTAGCTTGCAATAAATCTTCAATAGTTTGTCTTTCTTCAGGTGCTGGAACTCCATTATTAAAATTAATCATTACAGCCGGTAAGAAACCTGATGTAATATTATTAAAATGTAAGTTAGAGATTTCACCTTCTGATACTGCTAATTGTAATGCAGCTACCCAATCAGGTAGTGAATAATAATACAAACCAGGACAATAATTTTTAATGTAAAGTATTTCACATTTTTCTTTTGATGTTCCAAATGCAGGTATCTTTTTCTTATTTCTTACACTTCTCTGGTCATTCCAATCTGTACAATAATAATAATTTTCAATTTTAGGATTAGAATATATTTTTTCTGCTCTTAAGTTTTGAATAGGTACGTGATAAAATTTAATTACTTTACTATGTGAATCATCCCAATAAACTTGGTATGCTGCATTACCATACAATTTTAAATCAAATGCTACTCTTTTAGTTTCTTCTTGTGGAATTAATTTCTGAAATATTTTATTAAATTCCTCATCCTTAGAATAAATTCCTTTTCCAAATATCAAATCTGCTATACCTTCTATACACGCTGAGTTTGTTGTACTCACATTATAAGTTGATGTTACTGCACCAAAGAAATCATCATGTCCATAAACGCCAAAAGGCACCCATTGGTATCTCGTCTTTGTATCTTCAGTTATTATTGGTAACATATTGTTAGTTATGTTAACAATACTAAAATTGGTTTGTTTTTTCATATTTTATGTCATTATAATATATTCATTAGTACTCAAGTGAGACTTATAATCTGTTATCTGTGTTTTATATGTTGGTTTATCGTATGATTGAGATTGGAATACTTCTAATGCACCATTCCATATTTCAGTTGTTCCATTATATAATACCAATCTTAAATCTTGTCCACTATATGCCCCACTTAAACTTGCTGTAAATGCATATAAGTTTTCATATGCAGTAAATGAACTTGAATACAAATCTATTGTACCATTTTTCAATGTGTACATATCTTGATATGACATTGTAAATGATGATGTTAATGATGCTGTATCCTGCGTTCTGATTGTAAAGTTGTTGGTATTACCTAAATAATATGCTAACATTATCTTGTATTATCTTTCTTTATTTAACAAAGTGAATTGTAAATATTCTCAATATAAACAAAAAAAGGGATAACTCCAAAGAATTATCCCCTTTTAATATTTTGTTCGTTATACTATTAACTGTATACGATAGTAGAGCCGTTTAATGCTACTGCTGCAAATGCATCTGCTGTTGTTGACCCACTTAAGAATGGTGCTGGCAATTGTTCCATACCAGTCAACGTAATTGAGTATCCATAAAGGTCACCCAATGCCGCTCCGGTTTGAATTGTACCTGCAGTTACATCACATCCTAATTTGATACCTGCGATAAATGCATCACCATTGTTAGTCCATACGATAGCTTTTGGTCTACCATATGCCATTAACTTTAATTGTGCACTCATTTCGTTAGTAATCTTTTTAAGATTTAAAACTAACTCTTGTGAGAAGAATGTTGTACCATTCTCTCTACTACTGTTAACAGTTTCAGTATATGCCGAAGTTCCTTTTAATTGGTAGTAATATAATGAAGAACTAGTTGGTAAACCAGTAATAGTTACCATTCCAGTTGTTCCATCAGTAGTTTGTGTGAAAGAACCTGTATTGTAGTTGATAAAGTATACACCTTGTAAACCACCAATACTTTCTTTACAAACTTCCTGTCTACCTGCTGTTAAGTTACATGTCGCCATAGTATTTCTGTTTTTTGTTTATATAAGTTGGTGAGGTTTTACCCCCACCGACCTATGAGTTAGTTTAATTATGCATTCTTATGATATGCGATGTCACTAGCGATACCGATTTGTGTACCTGCTGTGTATCTCATAATCACTCTGAAGTTTTGAGAACCATCTATGTTAGCCATATCCAATACTTTAACTTCATTGTAGTCACTCAATAAACCTGTTCCGAAGAATAAGTTTGATTTTTGTGCTGCTACTAATGCTGAAGAAGGTAAACCAGGACAGAAAGCGATGTCGATTCCGTTAAAGTTCAATGGTTTTTCTCCAACATTTAATTGATTCATGTATCCGTTTGCACCTTGTGCACCACCAGCTAATGCTTGAGTGTAAGCTTTAACAACGTTAGTTGGAGCGTAGATTAACAAATCTTCCTTACCATATACTGTATCAGGAATTGCGTTAACTAATGCATCCAATGCACTCAATACGTTTGCTGAAGTGATTGAACCAGATACTGAAGATGAAATTGCAGCTGAACCAGTGATTAATCTGTAAAGACCACCGAACTGACCGTTTGCTGAATTATCACCATTCCAAATTGATTGCTCAGTTGCTTGTGCTACTACACCACCAACATAAGAAATCAAATAGTCTGTGAAAGATTTAGGAATCTCGTCAAAAGCCGAGTAACCCAATTGTAAACTTTCCCAGCTGTTTACGAAGTTTTGCTTACATAATTCTAAGTTAACTTGTAATTCTTTAGGAGTAATTACTTGTTCAGATAAAGTAACTGAACCTGAAGTTGTGAAATCACATGAAGCATCGTTAACGATGTTTGCAACTGCGATTTTTTGGATAACTTCTTTGTACTTCACGTTTGGCATGATAGTAACGAATTTGTTATCCAATGTTTTTGCACTTAACAACGCTGCTGCGATGTATTGTCCCGCGAACTCACCAGCATAAGTGGTAGAGATACTTGGTTGTGCGAAATTTTGAATTTTTTTCATTGTTCCAATAATTTTTTTGTTAATAATATTTTTATCTATATAATTTTGATAAGAATGTGTTTTGTGAATTAGATACTTTCTTACCATATCTTTTACTGATTTCTTCTGGAGTAAATACTGAACCCATTTCAACAGGTGCACCATCTAATTTTGGTAGGTTATCTTCTGAAGCATCTTCTAAATTAAATTTAATATCATTTTCTTTAGCTATTTGTTCAGCTTCTCTACTGATTTCTTTTTTATCTGTTAAATCACCAATCTTAGCTTCTAATTCAGTAATTCTGTATGCCATATCTTGCACCATCTTTCCTAAATCTACTAAATTGATTTCAACTTCTTGCTCTTTATCTTCTGTTTGAGGTAATGGTGCTACTTCATCAGTTTCAGGATGTGCTCCCAAAGGACCTTCAGGACCATAAACACCTTCTAATTCTACTTTACTCATCATTGAAGATGGATTACCTTTTGGTGGGAATTTTTTACTTCCGCTTTCAGGCTTATCATTTACTTCAGTTGGAGCTCCTGGTAATGGAGTTGTTTTGATTTTTTCTGCATCTGCATCTGCCATTTCTTCTTCACCTTTTTCAGGTACTTCTGGCTTCTCTTCTTCAACATTTTCTCTTTCTGTGATAACACCATCTTTAGTTACTACTCTGATAACTACCTCGTTACCTTCTGAATCTTTCAATGCGATTTCATGTTCTCCGTCTGGTGCTGGAGATTTAGTTCCATCTTCTGAAACTACTTCTACTTTTTCTCCTAAATCAAATGTTGGAGATTGTAATATTGTTCCGTCTGCTGTTTTAGCATCTACAAATAATACTTCTTCTGAACTTAAATTCAAAAGTTTACTTATTTTACTTAATACGTCTTTTGCGTTCATATCTTTTTGGTTTTAATTATTTAACAAATATAATCCTTTTTATCATTATTTTTAATTCAATCTATTCTTTATATCCAATAATTTATCAATCTTATCTTCAATATTAGCTTGTCCTTTCATTAGATAGTTTACATAATTCCATAATGAATGATTGATTTGGATTAGATGAGAAATTTCTTTTTTTAAATCATCATTCTCATCTTCTGCTAATTCTAACATTATTTCTAATATATCTTTATCCATATTATATTTGTGGAGATTGATAAACATTATTTCCGTTATATACAAAATTTCTAATTGGTCTTAAATTAAGATAAGAAGTTTTACCAAACGTTATTCTTCCACTTCCACACGTAGCGCCTGTTCTTATATCATACCAATATGCAAATGATGTACTATATTGAGTTGAAGTCCAACTATATCTTGAACTATCCCAATATGCATACTTTAATTGGTCTTTTACAGAACATACTTGCGCCATTTCATCTACTGAAGGTAAATACCAACCACTATATCCATCACTTGTAAATACTTGCGATGCACTTGCTGCTGAATATATACCCGTTCCGTTATAATAATCTACAATATATTGTGTATTTATTTTTCCTGTTCCAATCGCACTTCCACTCGCTCCCGCAACATCATTTCCACTAACTCCCCATTGATAACCTAAATTTGGGGAAATAGGAGTTACCCAAGTCTGTGAAACAACAAATCCACTTTGATTTGGAAATGAACCCGTTAAATAGGCTACATATCCTCCTTCAAAGTATTGTCCTATTTTAAGTGGAGTTGGTCCTTCAAAAAATCCTGTTTGTATAATCATATTAAACTAAGTTTCTTACTAATGTTGAATATAAAGATGCTGTATCAAAAGAAACAAATGTCAATATATCTACCGCTCCCGCTGCTGCACTACCCGTATTAATTCCTTGTGAACCACTCCAAAACTTAAATTTAGAATCAAATAAAACTGAACCTGTTGTTGCTTGCTGTAATAATTTAACACCAACTGTTTGTCCAGCATTAATATTTGTTGCTGTGATAAAAGTAATTGAAGAAGATGGAATAGTAAGTGTAAAGAAATTACCTTTACTCATATCAATAGATGCAGTATTAGAACTTACTGTTAATGCTGTCACATTACCATTTTGTGAACCACTTATTGTTAAAGAGCCACTTATATTAACAGAACCCGTTATATTAATTGCTTTTGTAAATGTTGTTGGTACTAATATACTTGCACTTGCTGCACTTGTTGCTAATTGAATTACTGCTACATCACTTACTCCATCATTACCATATAATGTAGGTAAACTAAATGATGCTGTATTTGCACTTAAACCAATCGTTCCACCACCTGCTATATTAATTGAAGATGGTCCTAATGTTGATTGCCAACTTGTAAATGAATTAGTTACTCTTACATAAGCAGCATTAGATGGAGCTGATACATCAATATTATTATTTCTTATTGTATTTGTTCCTCCACCACCTGCAGAGCCAGATATTACAATCAATGGTCTAGTTGTTGCAGTTGTTCCTGAAGATGAAATATATAATTGTCCTTCTAATACAACATCATATTGGTTTGATGAAGAAACATAAACTCTTGCATTAACAGTTTGATTTCCAGTAAATGTATTACTTCCTGTTGTTGCTAAAGTACTAAAATTAGAACCAGTCACAATTCCACTTGCACTTATATATCCTCCCGCTACTACATTATCTGTTGTAGTAAAAGAACCCGAAGCGTTAACACCACCATTACCAACTGTTATAGATGATGTTGTTATTAATGCTTTTACCCATGTATTTTGTAAATTAGCAATACCACCATTCTTAATTGTTAATATTTGATTATCTAAAAGAGTTAAACCACCACTTACATTTTGTGCTACGTTTGCTGAACCTGTTGTTAGGAATGCTCCTGTTATCGCACTATCTACTTTTGTATTAATTGTAGCGGTTAATGATGAACTTAAATTATTTATTGATTGAGTTAATTCTGCGTCTGTTGCGTATACTAAATCTAATGATGAACTCCAATCTTTTAAATTATTTATTTGACCTTGAACTGATGAACTAAATGCTGGAAATGCTGATGATGAGTTTAACAATACAACTACTGAAGAACTAAAATCTATCCAATTCTGTGTACCAAAATATACTTTATCAGGATTATTAAACTTAACAAATCCATTAAATGAAGATGTATCAAATGCATTACCACCAAAGATTGAGCTACCAACTATCGCTACTCCACTACTACTCAATGAGCCAGTAAAAGAACCTTTACCAACTACATTCAAATCTTCTAAAATATATACTTGCTGTTGAAAATAGTTATCCTGATTAAATTGATTAGATGCAGATATAAATGCTGATTTTGCTTCTAAGAAATCTAATCTACCATTTGTTGATGAAGTGAATGTATTAAATGATGAAGATAATGCTTTACCATTTATTGATGCTGCTAATGATGAACTTAAACTTTGTGTTGCTGCATTTAATTCACTTTGGTTTATATAATCTATTGCGATTGAAGAACTAAATGCTTCCTGTGCATCTAATCTACTATCAAAACTTGCACTATCAGTTGAATATACTGTTTGGTTAACAGTATTATCAATCATATCTGTATTAAACTCCCTTAATAATTCAGCTGAAATATATCCCGTATTATTGTTAGGGAAATTGGTTTGATTAACTACTTGTAATTCTTGCTTTGTCATATATTTTATTATTGTGTTGCTTCTGTATCAAAGTTAGTATCATAACCTGTATTGAATTCGCCCTTTTGATTAAAATTAGCAGGTGATTGTATTCTACCGATTCCTTGCTGTATTAAGAATCCTTCACAACATCTTCTATCATAAGTGTCGCTATGCATACATAAACACGCTCTTCTATTATTCTTTGGTGAACTTAATCCTTTGGTAGGTCCAATGTAGACACCACTATTATTCTGTCTATTAACAGAGTATCTTAATGAACCATTTCTACTATTGCTCCAAATACCCATAAGTTTTATTTATTTAACAAAGAAAGATAATATTATTAGTGGATTTTCTTCATTGCCTCTCTGTGAAGTAATGCCTCTAATTCATTCTTATCACTCTTATAGGATAAATACA